ATTGACAGCAAACTCGGGATGGTTGGGTTCTACACCTGAATCCATAACAATGACATCAACACCGGTACCATCTAGGTTATAAGGAAATTCAGCTGTAACAGAGGTGTTGAGATTATAGGGATCTGCTTGATTTATACATCGAAGCAACCCCCAATTTTTCATTGTATTGGTGGTCGATGAAGGATGTCGATTATAGTTGGAACTGGTACGAACCGCTAAGAATCCTTTTTTAACACCTTCCTGTAGATCTGCTTGCAGTTCTACTGTAGCAATTCTCGAGTCTTGACGAATTTGTTTTGCTTCCTCATCGGTGAGATTAAAGTGAGCACACCATTCATTGAATGGCCGTTCGTTGACGACTTCGATGTCTCTGGTGGGAATAAAATTGTCCCCGAGGCCATTTACTGTCAGTTCATCCCATAGTCCGGTGTCCCATACCATCGGATCTTTGACCGTAATGATATACTCACGCATTTGCATCAATACCTTTAATCGAATGAACCACCGTCGATTGACAACGAATCAAACAATGAACTAAGACTAGCCCATGTTGTATTGTAATCTGTTCCATCAACCTTGACCAATAGTTGACCGGCAGTTCCGCCGCCGGCAACACCCGGTCCCCGAATTGGACCGGCATTAACCCAAGTTGTGCCGTTCCACACATATCCATCGCCTGTGGCAGCGACAACCCATAGATCTCCAGTGGTATTTCCACTAGCAGGAAGCTCAGCTACTGTCGCTACTGTACCCTTTAAAACAAGGCCGGTACCTGTTTCTCCCTGTTCGCCTTGTTCGCCCTGTTCACCCTGTTCGCCCTGTGGTCCCTGTGGGCCTGTGGGCCCAAGATCACTAGTATTAATAGTACCTGCCATTGACGCATGATGTTGGCAATTGTAATATAATGTGCTTGGTGCATCAAAAGGAACGATAAATGTGATGGTACCATTATCGGTACCATTATTGGTTACACCGGTATTATATTGATTACCTGTACCAGTTGTTTGAGTTGTTTTTATCCAAAACGGATGACCACTAGCGGATATAGAAAAATAATAAGTAAATCCTCTTATAAGATTAAGAGTAGGATTATTGGATCCAATAATTACATAAGCACCACTTTCAGAATTAGTAACAGTATAGGTAGCTCCCCCTGCTGATCCTGTTTCGCCCTGTTCGCCTTGTTCGCCTTGTTCGCCCTGTTCGCCTTGTACTCCCTGTGGGCCGGTAGCACCTGTTTCACCTGCTATAGTTATATTCCACGAATTGGCGACGCCAATGCCGTTGGTTTTAACTACATCAACAGTCATCACATTCGATGAAAATGCAGTAACTGGGCCTTCCATATAACTGCTTGTATCGGCTGTTGATATAATTTTTACTCTGCTGCCAACTACAAAAGCTGATTGGGTGGCTGTAAGATTTGTGTTAAACGATTTCGTTTCTAGTAGGCCATCGGGCGGAATCGTCATAAATGTGCTAGATGTAAGCACGAATCCAAGGCCTGTGTCTCCATGAATACCCTCTAACCCTTGAAGTCCTTGTAACCCTTGAAGTCCTTGTATTCCTTGTAATCCTTGTGGACCAATTACATTACCAGCATTAATTACATTATTGTCACTGGTTGTGATTATTAAGTCGCCAGAGCTGTTAACAGCGGCAGCAGTGATGTGTTCACCAGCCGGACCTTGTGGTCCCTGAATACCTGTCGGCACAAGCTGGCCACCGTTGAAATAGATATCGCCTTCGGCTTCAAAAATTAGATCATTCCCACTGGCAAATGTTACTGGGCCTGTACCAGTAAATGCAATATTTTCTACATTTAGACCTGTTGCAGTAATGGTGCCATTTACTTCAAGTTTGCTGGATGGATTCGATGTTCCAATGCCGACGTTACCGGAGTTGAAGTAGATATTGCTGCCGCTCGTTGTCCATTGTCCAAGGTTCGTCAGGCCTGGTAAGTCAATCGATGAAATCAATGCATGCCATGCGCCTGCGTGTGCAAAATACATTTTGCCATCTGCATGACTGTGTGCAATGGCTCCGTGAGCACTGGCAGCACTCGGGAAATTTGCTTGGTTATCAAAAAGGAACGGAATGACTGATCCAGTTCCCGTGGGCGCAATGATTGCACCCGCGTCTGAAATTGTTACCAAACTGTTTTGAACCAGTTTTCCGGTGGTGGTGTCAAATCTAACAATAGCGTTGTCTGTGGCCGATGTTGGTCCAACAAAATCACCAGCTGCACTGATAACACCAGTTGCCGGATCGTAGGAGATATTTGTGCCGGCACTTATGGCTGCTCTAGCACGAGCGTTAGTGAAGTATAGGTTGGTTGGACTTTCGGCAACATGATAGGTTGTTACTGTGGCCAACTCGTTCCAAAATTTTAGTCCAAAATCACTAGCATTTAGTTTTGCAGACAGTTGATTGGTGATAGTGCTGGCAAAGTTAGCATCGTTATTGAGAGCAGCCGATAATTCGCTTAGAGTATCAAGCGTAGTGGGCGCACTGGCAACCAGTGCTGCTACGGCAGCGTCAGTGTAGCTTTTTGTTGCAAGATTGCCAATTCCAACCACAGTGTCAACGAAATCAATACCAGTAGTTTTGACCGTGACACCATTTCGTACCAACACGAATTCATCATCGGTATCAAATGTAGTAGTAGCATCAAGCTCGCTAATTTTAACAAATACTTTACCTTCAAGTAAACCTGGCATTTTTATCTCCTATTATTCAATTCTTTGCAGCGTAACATAAACATTGTATGTTGCTGTGGTGGCAGAACCAATCTTGCATGTAATCACAAGTTCAATAGCTGACATCTGGGTTGAAATTGAGAGTTCAATGTCCCCATTGAACTCTTCTTCAAATATATCTTCAATTTTACTGACAAAAGCCGTGTCAGTAATGGTACCGCGAAACTGTTTGGCAACTCGTTGACCAAGTTGATTTGTGGCCAAAAATTTTAGATCATAAAACTCTGTGCCAGTAATGGCAATGTTATTACCATTGCGATCTACGGCTACAGTGTCAGCACCTAAACAAACAGCACCAAGTGCAATTTGTCTACAATTAGCGTTACCAACACCAATAGCAAACTCGCTTGAGGTAGTTCCTGCTGCGTTGTTAAAATTTTTCATATATAGGATACCTCTACTGTAAAGTTACCTGCAGTTCCGCCATTGGGGTGATTTACTTTCACATCTTGTCTTGCGTTTGTAATTAATTGAGTGTCTACTGCATAGGAACCTACTTTATTAGAACCATGCTTTCTATATTCCCATACAGCAGTGTTACCAATTTCAACAGTAAAATCATTACCACCAACGATCGCAAGTTCATTGTTGACAACTACAGCAACATTGAATATTCTGCGACCAGCAGTTACAGCACCAAGGATTGAATAGGTTTGCCCAGGCTGGGGTAAATTTATAGTTTGTTTAAGGGTACTGGCATCAGTGCTTTCACTGCGTTGATTCTGGAATCTGTTCCATTGACTACCGTCCCACAAGAACAATGCCCATTCTCCGTTGCCGTCGTCAATCACATAGGCTTGGTCACCAACCAAAGGATAAAGTGCATCGCGGGCAGCAATGTCTGCAACCACGCTAGTCAGGCTTGAGCGCAGACCTTGTTCAATGTTGAGTCCCAGTGCATAGCGACCATTTTGTCCACTGAGTACACCAGCAGTATTAAAAAATACACCATTGAAATCTCTAATGGTAAGTGGTCCGCCATCGGCTCTAATCAGTCTCAACGCAAATGCTGTTGTATTGGCAGGTGTTGTGGTTTGTAAACTAGAAATACTGTTTGCACCCGCAAATGGCTTTCCGTTGGTGTCATTGCTTATATTAACAATATTAATTGCACCGCCTACACTATTACTTAATTTAATTAAACTTCCATTTAACACACTGGCTACAATGTCAGTAATTCCTGCGGCATTTATATCTGACACCATGTCGGTGGCATTTGCTACACTAGGTTCACCGTAGACTGTGCTACCGTTAGTAGTTGTAGTGAAGTTCACTGTAACGCCGTTGATCGATGCAGAAAAAGGAGTATAACCTACTACAACACCATATGCGCTGCCTTGCCCACTGATGTTGCTGGCTGTTCCTGTGGCCGCACCGACCTTGACTGCCGAGACTTTATGATCAGATGTTTTATTGTTGATCAAGGTCACTGCATTATCTAGAGTATAAGTGCCATTGCCACTGGCCAATGTAATCATTGTTTTATTGATTTCAACTATGTCCCCATCTGTACCACCTGGGTTTATGCCCGTGCCTGTAGTTGATGTTGTGATTGCATTGGCTATCTTTAAATAAATTGGTCTACGACTGTCGTCATTGGTAGTTAGGTCGCCGCTACCGTCTATACTTGGATACAAGTAATCTCCAACTACACCAGGAAGTCCAGGAACAAAGTCAATGATGCCATTGGCTGGTCGTAAAATAAATTGATCTGGTCCCGGACCTGAAAATACCACTGTGCCAATAAAGCGATCAACGTTGTCTGGATCACTTAGAGAAAAAATGCCGTCTTCAATACAGATTGCATCGCCTTGCTCAAATCCATGGTCTGATTGTTCCAGCAGGTAATTTGTAAGTGGATTCATGTACTGAAACCTACTCATAACATTGGTAAAGAAGTCAGCCGCTGCTTCACCTGGAACAGGGTCCAGCATTGGGTAACCTAGTTCGTTAATCTGGAAAAAGATCACAGGACCTGGAGCATTAAACAAACCAAAGCCAGTTGGATCGCGGAAGGTATTGTAGCGTAACCTATCTTCGACTACGGCAGTCAGTGAATTATTATCTTTTTGGCTGATGCTCATAATTTGGCAAACCTTGCCGTCGGCAGCACCAGCAACAAAGTCACCTACTTCTATATCTTGAGCATTGAATGCAAAAGGTGTGCGAGTTAGATTACTACCATGTGAGCGATCACCGACGGTGAATGTGACTTCCCAACGAAAATATTGTGGATTTGATCCGCCTGACCAATAAGGATCATCGGTGGCGTTGGCATACGGCCAAAGCGTCATTGGAATAAAAGATTCTGCAACCCCGGCAATTACTTTTGCCGGCTTGTTTAACCCGATAAAAGTGGTTTTCCAAGCATTAATAGACATCGATTATCCTTATGTTGAACTTAGTAAAAATTGTACTACGCAGTGAGTTGTCTGGCCAACCGAGGCTGTGGCGCCAGTCAGTGCCTTAGTCAAGCTCAATGTCATAGTGTTTACACTTGGATTAAACGGACCGAATGCGTCCGGGCTGCCTGAACTACCACCTCCTGCCAATGTTCTTGAACTAAAGTCACTGCCCAATGCTCTTGTAACATAAACATTGTTTACTCTTTGATAACCATATACTTGAACGCCAAGCGGAGCACACACGCTTCCAACAAAAGTGAATATTACGGCAGCTATTGTGCTGGTTGCTGTTGCAATTGCAGCAGTGATACCACCACCCAATACACTTACGCTTAATAGGTTACCGGATGGATCGTAATCAACTTGAACCACGGCACGGAATACACCGCTGCCGCCACCTTCAATGTCTCCAGCCGTGCCTGGTGCCCAGCTATTACCATTCCAGACCAATGCCTGGCCAGTTGCTGGTATTGTGTCGACTACATTGGACAATTGAGCTAAATTGCTTTGTCCCAGGCGCGTGTCAAATCTTGCATTAGTATAGTATAAATTTGAAACACCTTCAGCGACATTGTCTGTTGTTGATGGGCTGATATTGGTGCTAAAAGTACCAGTTGAAATGTCGTAGCTCAGACCTGTACCAGCCGACACAGCATTTCTAGCAAGTGAATTACTGAAATACTTGTTAGTAGAACCTTCGCTTAGATTGTCGGTTGACTTAGCAGTAAGTCTTGCATCCCAGCGAGAGTTAGTAAAGTACAAGTTACTTGTACCTTCAGCGATATCAGTAGAACTTAGAACTACTGCTCCAGTCTTTGTGTTAACACTAGAGACTGCGCCGCTGCCGCTGGCACCTCCGCCGCCTAGTTGTCCTCCCGAAGACGCTTTAATTGGCATTTTATTTCTCCTGTTTATTCTTTTATAGGCTTAGAACTACTCGTTGGCAGGTGCCTAATGCCGAAACTGGCTCACCCAAATGACTTCTTGCAATTTTTGCTCTTAGATAAACAAAGTTTCCTATTAAGTTAAAAGTTTCAACCTTGGTTGCCGCGTTTTCGACATTGAAGTAATCGGTATCGCTTCCTAATCCTATAGGAAACCAATCGCTTTCACTTGGATTATCGCTTAGGCTAGCATCTATGAGCAGCCTACCTTTGAAATTTTTTAGATAAAAACCAACAGTATGCATTCCGTCTGCAAAACCATAGTATCCATCAGCACGAATAGAGGGTCCGGTTTGATCCAGTTGACCATTGGCGATTAGCATGTTTGTGTTACGTATACTCATAGGTTATTCCTTGGCAATTTCAACAATTGCGTTCGTACCAACCAGCTGTTGTACCACTGCTTCAAGATTAGAAACAATCTCTTCACCGAGCACAGGGGCAACATCTTCATCGTTTTTATGCAGTGAGCTGACCTTGATTACAACCAATTCTTCGTGTATTTTCGCCATAGAAAAAGCCTCCAACGCTATTTAGCGCGGAGGCTTGGTTTGGATCAATAGCTTTTAAGGTGCTCTTATTCTTTCAAAACGTTCAATAACTGTACCGCATTGCAGTTTAAGCAAGGCAGCATCATCATTGGAAGACAAATAAAGATACAGCGGCTGACCCCAAGCATACGAGTTTATGCTGTTTACGGATTTTAAAATATTCATTAACAAACCAGCAGCATGCCAGGAATTTTGTTCTAAGGAATTAACGGCTGCTTTAAAATTTTCAATCTCGTTTTTAAGATGTGATGTATACAGTATTCGGGCCCGTATTTTGAATCGACCATACCATGGTCTTTCTCTTACCACATCAGCAGTATGCTCAAACAGCAATCGTTTGGCTTTATCATTTTTTGGCTTCCACACTTCAACAATTCTATGTGAATATAGACCGAGAATCTTTTCTAGTTCTTTTTCAGTGGACACAAAAACACTGACATTACCTTCTCGTCTTACACCTGCGGCAGGCACTTCTTTTTTAACGACCTTAATTATTTCTCCTACTTCTCGAAGTTTTTTCTGACGGTCTTCTAGGTCTAGAAAATATGGTTTTTTCAACTCAAATCGAGCTACGTTTAAATTTGCATGAGATCTACTGACATTGGCACGAATGACAATCTTTATGGGCCATTGTTTCCAAAACAGTTTTTGTGTATCGCGAATAATCATGAAATTTCTAGCTCGCCATTATGCACTGATATTGTGTGTACAGTACAGTTTTCTTTGATAATTCGTTTAGCAATGGGTAATCTAACCTTGTCATTGATCAGTCGTCTCATTGGCCTTGCACCCATAGTGTCGCTATGTCCATTGACAGCAAGCCAAGCCAGGGCATCGTCGGTGTATACAATAGTCTGACCTTGTCCTGCTAACTGATCGCGGATTTGACGCATGAATTTATCAGCAATGCGCTGAATAATTTCTTTTT